GGTATCGCGCCAGCAGCTCCCGGTTCGTCTAGCTGCAGACCTTCAACCCATGTCGCCGTCTTATAGGAAATATCATGATAACTAAGGATTCATTAAAGCGGTTAAAACAGGTTGAAATTGCTGCTCTCCTTGACCGGGATGAGCGCACGGTCCAGCGCTGGCACGATGACGGGTTACCACGACACGGCACCGGGCGAGGCTCCTACTACGTTTGGGCCGAGGTTCAGGCATGGGATCAGGCCCGGCTGTCGGGTTCGGCGGGGGAGGCACCCACCGACAAGGAGCGGGAGCAGTGCGCGAAGGCGGACCTGGCGGAGATGGAGGCAGCCCGGATGGCTGGCACCCTCATGGACGCCAGCGACGCCCGGATCGCCTGGGGGGATTTCCTGGCCCGGCTGCGGGCCAACTTCCGGGACTTCCCGAAGCGGCTGATTCCCCTGCTGGAGGAGGCAGGGAACCCGAGCGAACGGCTGGACATCGCCCGCAAGGAGATGGACTCGACCCTCCGGGACCTGGTGGCCGAGCAGCTGCGCGTGGCCGGCGGGGCCGAGGTCCCCTCGGATGAATAACCACGCCAGCCCCACCCAGGTGCTCGCCGAGGCGGCCGCCTTCCTACTCCCGCCGCCCACCATCACCGGCAGCCAGTGGGCCGCGGAGTACCGGGTCCTCAGCCAGGAGGATTCCTCGGCCGCCGGCCGGTGGAACCCGAACGCCCGGCCCTACCAGAACGAGATACTGGACGTGGCCACGGACCTGACCACGGAGCGGGTGTCGGTCATGGGCGCCTCCCAGTGGGGGAAAACCCAGGTGCTGCTTTGCATCGGAGGGTATTTCATCCACATCGATCCCGGACCCATGATGGTGGTGAACCCTACCGTGGGCGCCGTGGAGAACTGGTCCAAGACCCGGTTCACCCCCATGGTTCGGGACTGCCCGGAGCTCCGGACCCTGGTTTCGGACCAGAAGTCCCGGGACAGCTCCAACACGATCCTGAACAAGCGCTTCCCCGGCGGCCTGCTGGTGGGCGTGGGGGCCAACGCGCCCACCGGCCTGGCGGCCCAGCCCATCCGGATCCTGCTCATGGACGAGGTGGACCGCTTCCCGAAGAAGGGGGCCGGCACCGAGGGCGATTCCAGGAAGCTGGCCGAGGCCCGCACCGCGGACTTCCGCTGGTCCAAGAAAATTTACGAGTGCAGCTCCCCAACGATCCAGAGCGAATCGAACATCGATGACAGCTACCAGCGGAGCGACAAGCGAGAGTGGTGGATCGACTGCCCGCACTGCGGCCACCGGCAGACCCTGAGTTTCTGGAACGTGATCTGGCAGGACCGGCAATCCGTGGCGGATTCGATCTATGCCTGTTCGGGCGGCGGGTGCGTCATCACGGAGCCGGAGCTGCGCCGCGCGGTCCGCCAGGGCCGATGGATCGCCGCGCGCCCGGACGTGAAGGGTCACGCCGGGTTCTACGTGCCCGGGGTCATGGTCAAGCCGATGGCAGAGCTGGCGAAGGGCTTCCTTGAGGCGAAGGACGCCGGGCCCCAGGAGCTGCAGGTGTTCTACAACACCCAGCTGGGCGAGCTGTGGAACCTGCGCCAGGGTGAGGAGGTCCAGGTGGAGGGCCTCATGCGCCGGGCCCGGGAGAGCGAGTATGCCTCGGGGATCGTCCCGGCCGGCGTGGCCCTCCTGGTGGCGGCCGTGGACAACCAGTCCTCCCCACAGCGCCTGGAGTTCCTGGTGCGCGGGTTCGGGGTGGGCGGTGAGAAGTGGACCATCCAGCATGAGGTGATCCCGGGGAACCTGGCGCTGCCCGAGGTCTGGGACCGCCTTCAGGAGCTGGTCCTGCAGGACTGGCCCCGGGCGGATGGCATGCGGCCCATGCGCATCAAGGCTTGCGCCCTGGACATCGGCGGGAACTTCACCGGCGAGGTCTACAAGTTCTGCAAACGGAAGAAGCTGGCCGGCATCGTCCACCCGGTGAAGGGCGCCACCAAGCCCCAGGCCAAGATCGTCCGCCGGTCCGGGAAGCGGGCCCGGCTGTTCCTGGTGGACGGCGTGGCGGCCAAGGACACCATCTACGCCTGCCTGAAGATCGCCGAGCCCGGCTACGGGTACCAGCACTTTCCCAACGACACGGACCAGGTCTACTTCGAGCAGCTCTTCGCCGAGAAGCCCTGCCACCGGGCCGGGGTCCGGGCCTATGAGCGGGTGCCGGCGGACGCGCCCAACGAGATCCTGGACCTCCACGTCTACTGCGACGCCGCCCAGGCCATATGGGGCACGCCGAAGGACTGGGCGGCCATGGTGCTGAAGGCCCAGACCACCCCGGCCCAGGGTCCGGCCCCGGAGGCCGAGGAAAGCCCCACCCCGGAGGAACCGGAGGAGCCGGACGCCCCGGAAGAGGAAACCGCCCCGCAGCCCCCGGGCGTCCGGGTCATCCGGCCCAAGGTCCGCCAGGCCGCGCCGGTCACCACCACCTTGGCCAAGGCCCAGTTCCCCACCCCGTCCACCGGATCCGGGGCCTGGTGAGGTTCCGCTGATTTTCCAGGATCCGAACCATGAAACGCAGCAACGACTGAGGAGAACCGCCAAATGCCTGAACAATTCATCCGTATCCGTAGGGTGCGCAAGGCCCTAGACCTCTTGGAGCGCAAATTCAACCGCCAGAATTCCCAGCCCCAGGCTTGATCTTGTCCAGGAGGTGCCGTGAGCATCATCATCCACAACATCGGCGGCGATCCCCTTGGGGAATCGGAATACGAACTCTTGATCAACAACCGGCTCTTGACGAAGTTCAAGCACAACCGGACCAAGGGGCTGGCCGAATGCCTGCGCGAAGCTGCCAAAGCGATGGACCGCGCACAGTGGCAGATGGTCAAGGACTTCACCGAATCCCAGCAGGACACCCCGCCCGACATCGCCCAGGTGATCGAAGACCACATCTGGGATTTCTCTTAACGCTTTTGTCCATTCTCTGCCCGAAAGGAACAGCATGACCCGCTGCGCGGACTCAGGTGAACAGCATGGGAGACTCAAAGGCCACGAGAGCCGGAGCAGCGCCCGGCCCCCAAGTTCCCTCAGATCGGCCCCCTCCCCGGGGGCCTTTCCATGCCCGTTGCTACCGGAGAGCAACGCCCACAAGGGGGCCGACTTCCATTCTGGGGTCTCTGGAGTCCCCCATGGCATCCCTGGCCGCTGCAATGCCCTTCCTGCTCCGCGACGAGGGCGGCTGGTCCGACGATCCGGCCGACCCGGGCGGCGCCACCATGCACGGGGTGACGTTCCGGACCGCCCAGCGGATCCTGGGCTTCACCACCCTGGACCAGCTGCGGGCCATCACCCCGGACCAGCTGCTGCAGGTCTACGGCACGCCTGACTTCTGGCGCTATGACGGCATCCAGGACCAGCGCGTGGCCACGAAGGTTTTTGACATCGGTGTGGACGTCGGCCTTGGAACCGAGGTCCGCATCCTGCAAAAGGTCCTGGGCGTAGCTGAAGACGGCGTGTGGGGCCCTGCTACCCAGGCGGCCACCAACGCCCAGGACCCTGATCAACTGCTCCAGGCCCTGTGCGACGCGGCCAAGGAGCATTACATCGCCGTGGCCCAGGCCCACCCGGTGGAAGGCAAATTCCTGAATGGCTGGGAACACCGGGCGGAGGAAATCCCAGATGCCGCTTGAGCCGGAGGTCATGGGCCTGTTCCAGCGGCTGATCCGGACGGACCAGCCGGAGGAGGTGCGGCGGGCCCTGATGTGGATCGCGGGCTGCACCCTGTGCGGCTGCCTGGTGGTCCTGACCCTGGCGGTCTGGTACCAGGCATGTCTTGATCAGCACGTCGACGGCGGCCTGGTGGGCGCCCTCGGCATCATTTCGGGCTCCGTGGCGGGTCTCGCCGGCGTGGCCTACCACAAGCAGGGCGGTCCCAACGGGGACTAGGAGGTGACGATGAAGGCCCTTGGAATTATCGCGGCCGTATTTTCCTTTGTGATCCTGGCCGGGATCCTGCGGGCCGCCAGCGCCCTCGCCAAGAGAGGTCGGCCATGAACCCGCTGGTGAAGTGGGGCGGCATCGCCCTCCTGATCGCCGGATGCGCCTGGACCACCCTGCATTTCGTGGGCGGCCATGAGTCCAAGAAGTCCGCCACCAGTGACGCCGCCGCCACGGTGCAGCGCCGCGCATCGGTGGCCGAAGCCGCCCAGGGAGCCGCCGATGTCCAACACGCACAGGACCAGTCGCAACAGGTCGCGCAAGTCGCCGCCGTTGTCGCCCGGGAAGACCCCCGGATCGCCCAGCTCCAAGCCACGGTGGCCCGACTCCGCGCGGCTCAATCCCGTGCAGTTCAACCTGCCGGCCCTCCCGGAACCATGGCCCCTGAGCCTCTGGCACTCCCTCCGGAGACTCCTCTGGAGGTGGCCAAAGACCAGCTGATCGACGGCCTCACCCAGGAGAACGCCAGCCTGAAGACCGAGGTGCTGGACCTGCAGGGCCAGGTGGTCACCCTGAATGATGCTGTGGTCAATTACCAGGCGTCCTCGGAGGACGCGCTGAAGGCGGACACCCTCCGGAAGATCGCGCTGGATGCCCAGGTGCAGGCGACCCGGGCCGCGCGGTTCAAGGGCGACCTGGAGGGCGGGGCCGCCGGGGTCATCGCCGGGCTCGTCATCCGTTCACTGCTCCATTTCTGACCCAAGGAGGTCATCCATGCCTGAGATCGTCAACACCCACCTGACCCACATCGTGTGGGCCTTCGTCTGCCTGGCCGTGGCCCTGGCGGTTCACTTCTGGCCGCCCATCAAGGCGTGGTTCGCCGCCCGGGCCGCAGCGGCCGAGGCCGAGGAGAAGCGGGCCAAGGCCCTGCTGGAGCTGGCCGGCGGAGACATCGAAGCGTTCTACCTGCGCATCACCGGCCGGATCAAAGACGCGGTAGACGCCGAGCTCGCCGAGCTGAAAGCGGAGGTCGCCGCCCTGAAGGCCCGGGTGGAGGACCAGGTTGCGGCCGATGCCCTGAAGGCCCCCGCCGCAGTGGACCCTGCCGTCCCCGCTTCCGGCTCCGTGGCGGCTGATGCCGAGCAGGCCCCCGCCGCCCTTGTGCGCTCCCTCATCCCCCCGGCCTAGCCCGTGACCCCGCTCGCCGTCATCCTCAGCCTTCTTGGCCTGGCCGTCACCAGCGTGCTGTCGGTCTGGGCCACCCTCAGGGCTGACCGGCGCGCCCGGAAGCAGGACCAACTGCGTCAGGACGATCTTCGTGAGCAGGCCCAGCAGGAGCAGCTGCGCCAGGTGCAGCAGATGCTGCAGACCATGGTGGTGGAGAAGATCGAAGCCGCCTTCACCGAGATTGGCAAGCTGCAGGGTCAGGTCGGAAAGGTCGAACAGTCCCACGCGCATCTCCTGGGGTTCCTGCAGGGCAAGGGCTGCACCGTCCCGGACTTCTGCGACACCAAGGATCCCCCCTAGCCCTCCGAAACTCCGCTCCACCACCGCCCGCGCCCCCCGCGGGCGGTGCTCGTTTGGGGCGTTGCTATCCAAGAGCAACAGCCCCGCTCCGCTCTGGCCCGAGCCTGGATCCATGGCCGAGACGTGGTTGATCAGGTTGCCCAAGAAGATCCAGTCCGGAGACTCCTTCTCCTGGGATCCCATTGACCTTCAGCCCCTCTACCCGGCGGGATCCGGCTGGACCCTGACCATGTATCTGTTCCTGGTGGGCGCGGCTCCCGGGACGGCCCCGGTGACCATCACGGCCACGGCGGACATGAACAGCATGTTCGTACTTGCCCAGACCCCGGCCCAGACGGCGGTGTGGGGCCCCGGCGAATACCACTGGCAGCTCATCGTGGCCAGTACGGACGGAACCCAACGCCAGACCGTGGACCGCGGGGAACTCAAGGTGGGCTTCAACCCCGCAGCGCCTCCGGCTGGCTATGACCCCCGGAACCACGCTGAGAAGTGTTTGGCCGCCATCACCGCCGTGCTGGAAGGCCGGATGTCCGAGTCCATCACGGAATATAAGCTGGACAACGGCATGGAAGCCAAGCACATGGACCACACCGAGTTGGTGAGGCTCCGGGCCTACTACGCCGGGGTCGTGCGGCGCCAGCGGGGCAAGTCGTTCTTCACCCACGTTCCTGTGAGGTTCAATCCGCTATGAGCCTTGCCACCCGAATCCAGGGCGCCTGGAAAGCCCTCACCGCCAAGCCTCAAGCCCAGCGGGCCGTGGGCGCCGGCATCGGCGCGTTCTACACCGGCGCCACGATGTACGGCGGCGGCTTCCTCATGGCCATGCGGTCCAAGGACGAGGAGATCCGCCGGGACGCCCTGGCGCTCCGGGCCAACTCCCGGCGCCTGGCCAACAACAACCCGTTCATGCGCCACTACCTCCGGCTGCTGGGCAACAACGTGGTGGGCCCCAACGGCGTCACCATGCAGAGCCTCTTCAAAAGCAAGTCCGCCGGCGTGCTGCGGGATCCCTACGTCCAGAAGATCGAATCCGCATGGCTGGAGTGGTGCAAGCAGGGGACGTGCGACATGTCCGGCCGCTACTCCTTCCAGGACGTCTGCCGCCTGTTCGTGCGCACCCTGGCCCTGGACGGCGAGGTATTCATCCGGATCATCCGGGGCGCTCCCAACAAGTTCGGATTCGCCCTGGCGTTCCTGGATGCTGACCTCCTGGACCACACGTACAGCCGG